CAACCCACTGTTGATTAGCATCGTAGAATATAGTAGTCTGCTCTGCTGTTGTGTTTGCGTTCTCAATCCCTTGCTCTAGAAACTCTACTGCTTGATCGTTATTAGCTACGGCTATGTAAGCACTAGCGTTGTTAGCGTGTGTTTCGATATCGTCCATGCTTGTGTTATACGTATCAACCTCTTCTTGCGTTATGGTTAATACTTCTTGATTTAACTCTACAAACGTCTGTACGTCTGCTTCTTCTTGCGGACTAGCGGCTGTCTCTGCCATCTCTGCTACTTGTTGTACAGCAATCATATCAACAACTACTTCTGTAAACGTGTCGATAGCTTCGTCCATTAAAACTAATTCTGTGTTAGCCTTGTCATTTAAAACAGTCCTTAAATCTCCAAAGGCTTGATAGCTTGACATACCTGACAAAGCACTGTTGTACGCCTGTAGTTGCTCAGAAGTAACGTAGGCTGTGCTAGACATACTACCGTCAGACAAAGCATCACCATGATGTGAATACTCCTGTGCCGCACCTACTAACTTAATACCTTTATCTATCTGGTCAACAATAGCACTAGAGGTATTAATAAGGTTATCTAACTCACTGCTTTGTGCTACGGAACTTAGCACTAACAGAGATAATATCATCTTCTTCATCTACAGTTTCTCCTCCAATGTTGAGTATAGTATTGTACCAATCCTTAGTATCTTTATTGTAGTCAGGTATATATGTTTCTGGCTGTCTCTTCATAGCTAACACCGCACGTTTACCAACTATAAGCTTACCATCGCTAAGTATAGGACAAGGAGTACCTGACAAAAACATACTTCTCCATACTGCAACTGACTCGCACATCCTAGCTACTGCCGCTACCTTCATCCCTAAGTCTGATAATAACTTAGCGTCTCGTCTACGGTCACAGTTAGGATCAACCTCATAACTACCTGTGCTGATACCTAACCCTACTGTCTGCAAAGAACCTCCTGTTCCTTTAAGACAAGTATCCATACCGTTGGACATATAGCTTGGTGTAATTGCAGAACCTACTGGTATCTCGCTACTACTTCCTGCACCATTATATGTATTGCTTGTTGATGTATCTGACGTACTGTTGTTACTGTTTGTTATACTGTTGTCCCCATGAAACGTATTCAGAGAACCCTCTTGAGTGTTGTCACCCCACGTAGCTATTGAAAACAACACAAGTAAACATGATAGTCTTTTCACTTTTTATCTATAAGATTCTGAATGGTGGGAGATTCGTAGATACGCAAACCCAACCATACTATAGTAAATAAACTAGCTACAGGTGGTAGCCAAGCCGCAAGAGACATTACACCTGTAGAGGCGGCGGCTAAATCTAAAACTTGTTTCCCTTCTTGAGTCATAGCTAGTTCCTTATATACCTGCTATTATAAATGCTAGGAGTTCTGAGTATCTAACTCCCATTCTTGTTTTCTGTGTCGCGCCTTCGGGAGCGTCTTCTTCTGAAAGGTATGACTCACCCTCATGTTCCCACCAAGTAGCGCTAGTAAACATGCCGTAGTCACTTGCGTCTAAACCTTCTGCTTCAAATGCTTCTTGTAAGTCTTGAGCAATAATACCGAAGTGTACTCTAGCGTTATTGCCTTTATCCACAACAGCACTTCTCCACTTAAACTTACGAAGCAAACCTTTAGCGGCTACTGCTACTCTTCCTTCTGCTTCTGACAGTCCTTCTATGTTTTGCTTTTCATTACGGTCAGAAGTTTGTATTGTACCATTAGTAGCGTAGATGTCATCAAACCTATTAGACGATGTACCTAAATCTACTTCGTCATCTTTAGCTAACCCCCCTGCAGTAGAAGGTTCTAAGCTGTGTTGATTAGCTGAGTAGCTTTTAATACGAAGACCGTGATACTCATTAACAAAAGCTAGTAACGGACTCTGTCCGTACTGACCGTAGTAGTAACAGATACCGCCTTTATTAGTATCATTCTCAGTTACATCTATAATCTTCTTTACTGTTGACGAAGGAACATCCAAAATAATGTTAGGGTCAGACGTAGAGTTGTTATCAAAAGTAACAGTAGATGTAAAATCAATAGCGCTAAACGTAGCTATACCTGAGCAATTAAAGTTATCACAAGTAACTTGCCCATTTACATTTAAACCATCTGTTCCTATGTCAGCACGGTGTAGACCGTTAGTATAGAAAAACATTTTATCTACATAGTGGTTATACTTTACCTGCCCTGCTTTAGGGTTTAATCTATCTCCAAAGAATATGTTACCACTAGAGACTTCATTACTAAGAATGCTAAGACCTGCTTGGTATCGTATGTTACCACCATTTTCAATAACAAGACCATTTGATCTATAATCAGCCTGAACCTGTGCAGAAGATTGTTGTATATGTATAGGGTCTGAAGTTGACATATTATATGCTCTCCATTTCTACTATTCTATACCTATTACCACGCTTATCTAATGCTTTAAATACACCAATAACAGAATCATCGTCAGCGTAGGTTTCTTTAAGTTCTTCGTATGTAGCATCTATGTCAGTGTTTTCGTCATAACCACCTACTTCAACTCTAACTAGTTTGCCTTCAGAATTTAGTTGCTCGTAGCCTACAATCATACTGGTACTCCTGTAATCTTGAGTCGATGCTCTACGTGTTGAGCGTTATCCCCTGCTGTGGAAAGTTCTCTGGCTTGCAGTCTATAGTCTAAACCTTGCTGAGTGACACCTACCTTAACTTTAACAGTCTCGGTTCTATTAAGGTTAGCCACATAATCATTACCATACTGGTCAAGAGTAATTGTTTTAAGAGTTCTCCAAGAAGTGTAGGATGAATTAAAGTTACTTAAAGAAAAGTAAATAGTACGAGTACCTGAACTAAACATACTTCCAAAAGAAGTAGAGTAAGCTACAACTGTTTTATTAAGTACTGGGTCATAGTAATATTCAAGAGGAGTTTTAATACCATATCCAGACGTTGTTGCAGAAGTTCCCATAGCTGTAGCATCGCCTATATACTTTGTTATGTTGCCCTCAAAAGATATTCGATGACAGCTAGTACCTCCTAAACTCGCAAAAACAACGTGTGTTGCTGTAAAAGAATGCGTATTTATCCCAATAACACCATTTCTCGCTCTTACTTGTAAATAAAACTCAATGTCGTTTATTATGTTAAACCCACTTGCACCATCTGAATACTTAACATCTACAGTTACCTCAGCCTCTACAGCATGGTTGCTGTTATAGTCTGTAGCCATATAGTCACTCTGAAACGACAAAGTTTGACTACTAGTTGTTAAGTTAAGCGGTCTAAAAGTATGAAAATCTTCAACAACAGGTTCTGGGGTAGGGTCTGGGTTTACCTCAACAATGTCACTACCACCTGTGTTACTTCTCTTAATATACATCTTACCGTGGTAAGTGTTGACCGCCACCTCGCCAAGCTCTAGGTCATCTGTTGTTGGTATACCACTAGAGCCTGACTGGGCTGACCTTTTTAATTTAATTGTTTGTGCCATATATATGGACTCCTATTACATTGCGTATATACGCGGAGTTAGTTTAGATTATTAGAAGGCACCGCCATCAACAGTGAAGGTTGTGCTTTCTACATTAGTTGCTGTTAAGACAACCTGAGTAGTAAAACTAGCTGAATTAGTTTCATCAGGAATCTGCGCTTTCCACTCTAATTCACTTTCATCAAAGAAAAACTTAGCCTTAGCTCTTTCAGTGTTTGCAGGATCGTTAACAATTAAACCACGATTAACTTCAATACCTGCATCTTCAGAATTAGCAGAAGTAGTTAAGTCATCGTTTAATGTAATAATAGCATCACCAACAGCAAGCTCTGTTGAAGTAATTGTTGTAGTACCGCCGCTAACAGTTAAGTCTCCAGATACAGATAAGTCACCTGTTATATCTGTATCTCTGTGGATTTGGAAGTTAGTACTGCCTGTTGCGTTGTCACTATGTGGCATAGTAAAGACATCAACAGATTTATCTTTAAGCTTAAAATTACCTTCAGATGCGTTATATACAAAAGACGCTTTAGCCCCGCCCCCTGATAGTTGACCAGTTGTCCAAGTCAATGATTTATGAGTATCCGTAGGTGACCCTATTATCGACATAAGACCTTGAGTCTTTAAGTCTCCTGTGGTTTTTATACCCGCGTTTGTATAAATACCACCGCCTATTATAGTACGATGCTCCTCAAAGTTATTATCAATTTCAACATTAGCATCATAGTTAACACCTACAAAAAGATCGTTATCATCTCCCTGCCTGTCTGAACTTAATATAGTAGCTAAAGTATTTTCTGAATCATTCTTTATAAAAGTGTTAATCTTAAAAGGATGCTGATTACCACCGCCTGATATTTCTACTTCACTTGAGAGTGAAGAACCAGACTGACCTCTAAATTTAAGCTCACCTGCGGGAAATGTAGAGCCATCGTTTGCGTTAATGCTTAATGAAGCTAGCACCGAAGCTGACGCTTTTATCTCTGCATCGGTTACTTTTGTAAAAGTAAACGCACCTGTACTGTTATCATAACCTAAAGAACCATACCCAGTACCTGTATTACCGCCGCTTAACGCCGATCGAGCATTAGAGTCACTATATTGAGAAGAGGCAGTAAGACGAACCTCTCCTGTCCCTTCGTCTACAGTTGCAGTAATATTTGAGTGGTTAGCGTGGCTTAAAAGAGTTTGTACACGACCATCTGCTCTAGAATTAGTAAAGTATTTATTAGTGGGGTTACCTGCTTCAGCAATATCATCAGCATCTAGTGTAAGAGTACTACCGCCATTTACTGTATTACTGTTAATTGTAATATCTGATGCTAAGGCAGTAGCAGTTGCGGCATTACCTGTACAACTACCTGAAGAGCCGCTAACATTACCTGTAACATCACCTGTAACATTACCAGTTAAACTTGCCGTAACAGTACCTGCGGAAAAGTTACCACTAGCATCTCGTTTTACTAGTCTTTCTGCTGTGTTTGCAGAAGCCGCATTCGATATTTGATCTACGAAAAACTTACCACCAATAACATCGTTCGATGCGTCATCACCCTCAGCTAGAGGTCTACCGATAACTAGCTTACCTGCATCGTCTCCCTGATGTCCGTACGCTAGTTCACCTTCGGCTAGGTCATTATTAGGTACGTTACTAGTAACACTTCTTTTAATCTTAATTGTTTGTGCCATTTTATTAGTCCTTTACTTAAAAGTATCCGCCACTGAGCGGACTGTTAATATTTAAAAAGTATGCGCTGTCCTTACCGTCTAGCTTATCTGCGTCTAGTCTACTATCTGAACCGTCTACTGTTTTAATAGCTTCTAGTAACCCCACAGGGGTAGAAGAAGTTGCAGGTTGTCCTCTAGGTACTGTTAGTATTCCTGTATTACTATTGTAAGTTACATCTGTACCTGCATCTCCAGTTCGTACAGTTAAATCTTCTAGCTCGTCTACAGCGGCTGTTGCTGTATTTGCAGAAGCTAGTGCAGAAGAAGCAGACGAAGAAGCCGCGTCCGCATGTCCAGACGCTGTAGTTGCAGAAGACTGAGCAGAAGTAGAAGAAGCACTTGCTTGAGTTGCAAACTGCTCTGCCGAACTAATGCTCTGTTCTGAAGAATCTTGATAGTCTTTATAAAACCCTGCCATTTGTCATCCCTGTGGTAGTACGCCTAAAGTTGAACCAGAGAACTCAGCTTGTACTGCCATGTTCTCAATCTCAGCCGCCGCTCCTCTAAACTTACCTTCAAAAGCAGAAGCTTCTTCAGGATTCTTAGTATATAAAGAAAGCTCAGCTAAAGCGCCGTATATTAAAAGGTCTGTTCCATGTTCTACAAACCAATTAGAATCTGTATCATTTACTAAAGGGTCTACAGAAATATAATAATATAACTTAACTTCGTTTACTGAAGTGTTAATAGGAGAAACAAAGAATTTGTTTTGTTGTCTTGCAAAGTATTTAGGAAGTCCATCCCTATTTAAATTACCTACAACAAAAGGTAAGTCTTTACGCTCTAAATCTATAGTCTGCCCTGCTGAAGTTATAGATAAAGCCTTTGCTTCTAAGTAATCAGTAGGGAGGTTAATAGTACCATCAGAGTTAATTGATCGTGTTACATAACCTTCAAGAACAGGAATACGCAAGACACGATTAGCTCTGTCTTGTGCTAGGTTAATAAAAGAGTTAATAGTAGCGTCTGAAATATCTGTACGGTTGCTCCAGTCTTTTACAAGAGTTCGGAGTTCACCTAAGTTATTAGCCATTATATATTTCCATAGTCTGTTCTAAGTTTTAAGTAATCTCTACTACGTAGGCGTAGCATCATCTTTGCTTTTAAGTCAGGGTCTCGGAATAATTCTTGCATTGTGCAGTTCCATTCTTTACACCATGCGTTAATTACATTAAGAGGGATAGAAGCTACCTTACGTCCCCATGTATCACCGCCAGCGTGACGGTTAAGGTTGTTGTCAGCTTCTATTTTGTTTTGTTCAAATATACTAGAATAGTCTTGTGTAGTACCGATACTGATAGTATCATCATTGTTTTGAATGATATGGGTTTTAACGTCAGACATGGATACTCCTATAAATAAGAAAGCCGAGCTACCCCGAAGGATAGCCCGACAATATAGACTAACTACTAAACACTAAGGTCTCGAACTACACCAGAAGCGGCTTCGTTCTTAGAGCATAAAGTATACTCAACCAATAATTGCTTAGACTCAAAGTCACCTGTCTTAGCTAGGTCAGTAGTTTGGAAGTCACGGTAGTAATCTACAGACCACATATCAGGCTGAAGGATTAATACAATGTCATTCTGCATCAAGCGGTTAGGTACAACATTTAACTCGCCGTAGTCAGAAACGTAAACGTCTACTGCGTTGATGTACTTCTTAGCTTCAGCGTCAGTAAACTTACGAGAGTTTGATGTGTTTCCATCAAAACCAGTGATAGCCGCTTTTTGCTTAGCACCACACATTAGGATTGATGGATCGCCACCTGCTACCCAAACGTCTTCAATAGCTTGGTTTAAGATATCATCAGTAAGAGCGCGATCAGTACCTGCTGTATATATACCAGTACCATCCTTAACTACGACAGGAGTACCCGCACCGTCATTAGGAGCTACACCACCTGTTCCTACAGAACAGTTAGTAGCAAGCCATGAAGTAACAGAAGATAGCTGACGAGCTGTACCACCTGCCGCACCTGCAACCTGTGCTTTGTCAGTACCAACTAGAGTCTTCTCCATGTCACGTTTTAGTTCCATACCTTTCTTGGCAAGTTGATATGCCATTTCTGATGCACGACCTGCGGCATCAGCGGCTTCATTAGAACCAGAAACGCTTACAGTTTTAGAAGCGATTTGAGTGTAGTTACCTACGCGAGTTGTTGTAGCACTAACAGCGGCAGGAGCAGTTGCACCTTCAGCTACTGGAGTATCAGCGGCGGCGGCTAGATCATCTACTTGCCACTCGGTGTACGTGCTTTTAGTTGATCCTTTACCTACGTTAGAGATAAAAGGAGTGTCAGTTGGAGAAATGTTATAAATAATATCCGAAAGATTCTCACGAATACCTTTAGTTCCGTATGTTTCAAAGACTGGATTAGCCATAATTAAATTTCCTTATAAATAAAGTTAAGAGGTTAGAGACAGAATGGCACTTGCCGCATCTGTCACTTTGCCAGAGCGTTTGAGCTTTTGTCGTTGTTCCTTAACGGCGCGAGCTTTGCGTGTTTGTGCAGTAGCAGGTGAGGACGCTTTTACTTTCTTCTTAACAACAGGTTGTCTTTTCTTCTTGACGGTTGCCTTCTTGCTAACAAGTTCATCGTATAAACGTGCCTTATTAATTACTGATACATCACGCGCTGATATAACATTGCTTAGATCAGAATCAGAATAACCCTGTTCTTTAGCATAGTCAATAACAGACTTTTGAAAATCAGGAGAAACCCATTCAGGTATTAAACTTGAAAGCTTCTCTTGTTCTTGGTGTACTATCTTAGCACGTTGTTCCTGATGTTGTTTGTCAGCTTGTGCTTTAGCTTGTTGAAAACCTGCAACACTTTGTCGTAAGTTATCTTCAATGTCTTGAACACGTAACTGCTGAGTAACATAACTAACAGGATCAGCTTCTTTATCGATAGTACCTAACAGTTCCTTAGCCTTATTAACCTCCGCCATTTGATTAGTAGCGGCTAGTTCCATAAGTTGCAGATACTGCTGTCGCTCAGCGTTAAGATTAGTCTTTAGGTTATCAATCTCCTTAGACTCTTCTTGTAGCTTCTGGACACGCTTAGTGTAATTCTGTTCGAGTTGGTATCCTTTCTTTAACTCTTCGAGGTTGACTTCGTACTCTTCACCATCTACTTTAACAGTGTGAAGATCACCTTCATTAGTCATCTCTTGAGCTTCAGACTCTTCTTCCTCTTCGTCAGAATCCCCCACTTCAACGTCACCTTCGTCTTCTTCCGTTTCGACTTCGGTATCTTCCTCTACTTCAGCTTCGACTTCCTCGTCTACTTCTTCGGTAGTGACCTCTTGAGTTTCCTCTTCGAGGGTTTCTTGCTCTAGCTTCTCTTCCTTCACTTGCTCCTCAGGGGAGGGATTCAAAAGTTGGGCTACTGCGTTATCTAAACTTGTATTGTTAGTGACATCCACGTTGGGTAGTCTCCTATATATTATCTATGTATATATTATACCATACTTTAAAGTAAATGTAAAGAACTATTTTACTTTTTGTTGGTACTCGTAATTACTTACATATCCTTCTATTACATCTTCAACCATTCCTATGGCTTTCTGTATGTACCATAGCTCATCACGTTCATCAATTTCTTCTGACTTCGCCCAAGCTATCGAGATGTTCTGTTGTATCTCCTCAATGGCCTCGTTTAAGAGACCACCTCTTAGGAGTTCGCGGGCTACTTGAGCCTTACGTTCTGCGTCCATTATTCACCACTCATCTTTAGTTTACTATCGCCAATACCTACTGGTCGTTTCTGTACTGCCTCAAGTCCAAGTTCTGCGGCTTCTTTCTTCTTCATCCATTCAAACTTCTCACGCTCGAACTTCATGTTCTCTAGTTTGATTTGTAGTTCTGTTTGTTTTAGCTGAGCCTCTGCTTGTTGTGCCTGAGCCTGTACTTGCTTCAACTGAGCGTCAGCCATGTCTTTCTGTGACTCACCCTGTGCCGCAATCATATCTGGGCTTGGTTGTGGCTCTGGTGGTTTAACCTGACTAGGATCACCAATAAACTTAGCAGGGTTACGATAACCTGCATTCTTAATAAACTCACTCGCTAATGAATGAATATGCTGTGGTTGTATTAGGTAACCACCTTGCGTCTCACCTATACCACGAAGCATTGTTGCAATGTTGTTAAGATGCATTAGCTGTTGATCTTTGT